AACATTAGACAAAAACAAACCAATTTTATTCTTGGGAGATCATCATGGAGAATGGTCTTATCTTCTTGATATTATAGATACCAAAAAGATAAGCGATTGTTATTTGATTAGTGTTGGGGATTCGGGTATTGGATTTACAGATAAAGAAAATCAAGAAAAAAATAATCATTGGCTCAATTTAGAATTTAAAGAACGAAATATCATCTTTATGTCTATTCGTGGAAATCACGATGATCCTGTTTATTTTCAAGGTGACGCTAGAATAGCTCTAGATAACTTTGAATTAATAGAAGATTATACCTTGATGGAATATGGTGATAAAAAAATTCAATTCATTGGTGGTGCTGTTTCGATTGATAGAACATCTAGAACCGAAGGACGCTCTTATTGGGAAGACGAAGTAGTTAAATTTGATAGGGAAAAATGTAAAGAAGTAGATATTCTCGTAACGCATACTACCCCTTCTTGGTGCTTTCCGCAACAGTTTAATCAAACGGTTTATGATTGGGTAAATGAAGATGCTTATTTGCTTGAAGATCTTACAGATGAAAGAGCAATAATGGATGAAATTTTTAAACTATGCAAACCATACCTTCATCTATATGGTCATTTCCATAGTTCTTGGACTGAAGAGATTAATGAATGTAAACATAAACTGTTAGATATTAATGAAATTTGGGAGAATTCATATGTTTAATCTAAAAAGAATAAGTATTATTATGACAGATGCGTTATCGGCAACGGAATGTTTTTTTTATAATTCTTCCGTTTATAGAGAATTCTTAGAAGAAAGAGAAGAAATTCTAAAACATAAATGGCTAGAAAGTGAAAAGAAAGGCTATGATATTGGTTATAGTGCTGCTCTAATTGATTGGATTATAAAACATAGAACCAAATGGAGAAAGTATAGAAATGATGAAAACTAGTACAAAAACCATTTTAGCTGGAATAACATTCTTTTTAGTATCTTTCATTTATTTTTGGTTGATGTTTCCAAAAAAATAAGTATAATTTTTAATTTTATTTATAAATATTAATATGATTAAAATATATGGTAAGACGAAAATATTTGGAAAAAGTTTGATTTCATACAATAAACCAATAATACCGATAATACCGATAATATCAATATTATTAGATAATCAAACAATAGATATAGTTAATACTTATAATTATTTAGTTGTTGATAATAGCATAGTTTCTAATTTTAAATTGACTTTTGATGGTGTTGATGGTGTTACGTTTACAGATTCTTTTGATATAAATGATTATTACAATTGTAAATTAACAATATCAACTACACCAAATATTTCTTCCAATAAAGATGAAGTATATGTAACAACATCGGCATCTTTTTCAACCATACAAGATAAATTATTTACTTTTTATTATTTTAACACTGGATCTTTAATTTTAGGTGTTTCTCCTATCAATTCACCATTACCTTCTCCCCCTCAAAATATAGTAGATGTTATTGCGAATTCTTATGATGATATTAATAAAATAATATCAATCGAATCGTCTATGATTACTCCTTTTGTATATGATAATAACTTGATCTCAAATAGAGATTCATTTATGCTTTGGTCTGCTGTTGATAATTATTTCTTCGAATTGTAAAAAAAAAGAATAAATATTATAAAATATGAAACAACTAGCAAACAACTATACATTTGATGCAACAGCAAAAACCGTTACTTTAAATAATTTAAATATACCATTATCTCAAATTCTAATGGTAGCAGCGAAGGGTAAAGTGATTTATAGTTTCGCTGATGGGTTAGGTGCTGCTAATTACGTTCAAGGTGAGAATAGTGTCTTAACACTAAGAAGCACTACTGGATTAACAAATACAGATAAATTGACGATTTTTTATGATGATGTTAATTCTACATATAATAACGTATATGGATCAACATTAAATTCAGAAAATAACATAAAAATAAACAATATAAACAGCGGATGGGGTACTAGAATAGCACATGCAAATATTGGAAGAATATCTTTAAAAATAAAATCATCACAAAATGTTAAAGTTATATTTGGTTATGATTTAAATTCTTTAAAACTCAAGGCTGGAAATAAATTTATTCAATTTTTAGAAAAATTTGCTATACAATTAGAAGCGAATACTGAATATTCTTTTGATAAAGAAATTGCAACTACTGGTCCAATTTTCGCTTGGGTCGATGAAGGAAGGGATCCTAATCAACCATCATCATATGATTCTGAAATTTTAGTACAAGAAACTTCCACATTAAAAAGAGAATCTGATTTAACTTCAATCATTGGTGAAATTGAACCAGCTGTAGATCCTGTACTTTTCGTTAGCACCGATGAAGCTTCTTTGGACATTTTGCCGGAAAATAATGCACATTATGTTATTTTGGACACAGATTTTGTTAATACTTTTGATATGGTTTTAAATGGAGTAGAAAAAGTAACATTTACAGATTCTTTTGATGCTAATAATTTTAAAAATTGTAAATTAACATTAACAACAACTCCACAAATATCAGCAAATAAAACACAAGTGTTTGTTACTGAATCTGTAGTTTTATCAACAATTAAAAATGAATTCTTTACATTTTTCTATTATAATACTGGTTCTATAGTTGCGGGAATCGCACCCTCTACAGAATTAGATCCTTTAAATGTTCCAACCGGAAGCGTTTTAACAAATGTTTTAGCTAAAGAACCAGAATCATCATTATGTACAGTTACTACCATAGCTGGTCAAAAATATGGAGATATTCGTTTTATAGAAGGAAACGGAAGTGATGCTTATTTTGGATATATGGGAGACGCTGGTTTGCTAGTAGATAACGCAAACGATAGAGTTTTAGTAGTCGATAGAGCAAATAATTGTGTAAGATCAATAGGTCTTATTGGAAATTCTTATATAGTAAATACATTAGTTGGTGGTGGTGATCCTCAACCACAACCATCTGCTATACCTACAGATACTACTAATTGGACACAACAAGAAATAGATATTTTTTATCATATAACAGATAACAGTGGCATTAGTACTGCTGATTTAATAACATATTTCACAAATGTTAATAATTATGATCCTGTTATGAGTCAAGAAGAAATAACAAATATCGTTTTAATATTGAAATCTAGAGGTGAAATATCCGAGACAAATAACAATCTTTCAATAATAGTTAAATATACATATCCTACTGGATATATGGGAACTCCTAATCAGTTAGGAGGAAATGGAAGATCTGCGTTATTCCATTATCCATATGGATTAGTAAAAGATAGTCAAAATAATTTTTATATAGCAGATACATCTAATTGCATAATTAGAAAAATAACATCTTCTGGTGTTGTTACAACTTACGCAGGAATTCCGAGTACAAGAGCTTCAAGTAATCCACCATATAATAGTGATCACTATATAGATTCTAATAACAAATTACAAGCCAAATTCCATTGTCCTCAACAATTAGCAATTGATTCATCAAATAATATATATGTTTCTGAAGCAATTATGCATACAATTCGAAAAATAAACTCATCAACGGGTGAAGTTACAACTTTTGCGGGATCTGCTGATGGTGATTATGCAACTGTAGATGGAATTGGAACCGCAGCTAAATTTAAAAATATCTTATCTATGACTATTGATAAGATAAACAATATAATGTATGTTTCAACAGCACTTGAAATTAGAAAAATAAATCTCGAAACAGCAGAAGTAACTACATTTCTAAATTTAGAAATGGATCAATCAAATGCTATTTGGTTTTTTGGATATGTTGTTTTTAGTCAAACTCAAAATTGTTTATATTTCACTGCTAATAATTTATATAATGGTAGAGGAATATATAAATTATCTCTAACCGATAACCCAAATAAAATAATAACAAAATACGCTGGATCTGAAATTAACGGCGAAACGGACGGCAAGGGATTTGAGTGTAGTTTTCCAGATTATCCAACTTCTTTATGTATAGATGATTCTAATGGAATTTTATACGCTCCAAGTAAAACATGCATTCGTAAAATTACTCCGATTTAATTGACATTTTGTAAATTTCTTATATCATTATAAGAATAATGAAAGTTAGTCTTACTATAGAAGAGGGATATTTTAATATAACTCCAAATGAATTCTGTGGATTGTATTGTTGGCTAATAACGCCTGAAATTGATGCAAAATGGAATAAAAATAATCTTTTTTATAGATCCTTAATTGTTGATAGAGAAGGAAATGTGTTGTCTTCTGGCTGGCCTAAGTTTTTTAATTACGGAGAAAAACCGGATTGTTATCCAAATCCTGAACAATACAATGATTGGAAATACGAAGATAAAAAAGATGGATCTCTTTTAATTGCTGATTTTGTAAATGATAAATTCTCCATGAGAACTAGGGGAACTGTAAGTTATGTTACTCAAGAGAACGCAAAAGATTTTGAATTACTCCCTCAAAAGTATCCATCTATAGTTGAGTTTTTAAAAGAAAACCAACATCTTAGTTTATTGTTTGAAATTGTAACTCCTAATAATGTAATAGTTATTAGATCACCACAAATAGAATTTTATCTCTTGGGTGCGATTAATAAAAACAATATGGAAATTGTTTCTTCTTCTGATTTATTAGAAATATGGAGAAAGATTGGACCAATTCCTATACCTCAACTTTATAATTTTTTAGATACTAATGATCTTTCTAAAATTTCTGAATGTATAAAGCATTGGAAAGGTAAAGAGGGAATTGTTCTTTCTTATAATAATGGACAAAATAGAATCAAGCTTAAATCCGATTGGTATTGTTTTATACAT